TGGCTCTGGCTTTTCAGGCTTCATTAGTCGAGTTATTTCTTCTTCTGCATCTTTATACTCAACGCTATCAGGAGACAACATACGCATCTTCTGCTTGAGTTCATTGATTCGGTCAGAGACTTGCAAAGGTACACCTATTGCAGCTTTACGTTCTCTATTGACTTGTGCAATCTTCACCAAAGAACTACGAGCATTATCAGCAATCTTCATTGCTAATTCAGGAGCAACTTGTGCATATTTTTGAGCAACCATTAAGTTCTGTTGAGGATTGCTAGGGTCTAATTCACGCAAGATTTGCTGTTGTAAACCAATCATCTGCAATTGAGGGTCTTTAGCACCCAAAGCACCGCCAATAGCACTACCCAACTGTTGACCACCAAGGTACAGGCTGTATTGCGCCCGTGCCATTGGATCAAGTGACGCATACTGCATTGCTTGTGCTTGCATTGCTTCATTTTGCTTTTGTTGATACAAAGCACGTTGCATTGCATCTACTTCAGGAAACATACCTTGAACAACTGATTGTTGTTGCGGCTGTTGACCAGAAGTAAACTGAGGCTCAGGAGACATTTGAGTTTGAGCAAAGTCAAAAGCCGGTCTTTGTGTAAAAAGTTGTTCTGGCTGAAAAGAATCAATATTTTGAACAGTAACAGGATTTAATGCAGTATTAGCATTATCTGCTTGCTGTTCATCAGGTAAATTCATTAACCCAATCGGAGTATTGCCACCTGTTAATTGAGGATTGCTTAAAAGTTTCATGATTTTTCCTTTAACCTACTTTGCCGTAGTAATTTTCCCAAGCACCTTGTGGGATGTTATAACCAGCCGCACCTTGTGTTTGACTTACGGTACTTGGGTTTTGCCACCAGTTTGCAACTCCTTGACCAAATTGCTGATTGTTTGCAAGACCACTTAGAGCAGTAGCAAATGGGTTGTACGAATCGGCTGCTTGTTGAGTTCTAGCTGCGCTCAATCCACCTTGCAACAAAGATTGACCAACATTAGCGCCAGCAGTAGCAGCACGACCACCCAACTGTGCGCCAATATCCAATGGTTGTTGACCCATAGACTCAATGGTTTGTCCACCTCCCAAATACGTTGTAAACGGGTTCAATGCACCGACTTGACCAGCCTGATACTGACCCATCAACTGAGAACCGCTACCAAACAATCCTGCACCAAACGCAACATTCTGTTGACCAGCTTGTTGAGACTGAGCAGCCAACTGAGCATCTTGTTGTGCCATAGCGTTGTAATACGCCTCCATCTCAGGAGAGGCAGCACCAAAGCCAGCCGCACCACTAGGACGAGCAGAAGTAGCACCGACAGACAAACCACCACGACCCTGCTGATACAACTGGTTCTGCAATTGAGCCATTGATCTCTCACGACTAGGGGCAAGCAAGTCTTGTTGCTGTTGCATATATTGAGCCGCAACTTGTTCAGGAGACTGTGCAAGATACTGCTGCCCTAAGCCAAACAGTCCTTGTGCTCCCTGTTGAAGCGGAGCGTACTGTTGCTGCGCCATCTCAGCCTGAGTCAATGCACCGCCTGTAAGAGCCTGTAGACGGTCTTGGTAAGCCTTTAACTCAGGACTGACGTTGTAGCCAGCCCCAATTAGATTACCTTGTGCATCAGTCTTAAAGTTAGATGATCCATAACGGGTAGTTATGCCAACAGGACGAAACCTTGCTGCATCTGCTGCAATTCGTGCTGCATCACGTTGTGCTTGTGCTGAAGTATTAGCTGCTTCTCTAGCAGAATTCCCTGCCATTGCACCACCAAGTAGCGATGCTCCTGCGCCTATTAATGCTGATGTAAATGGCATATCAATCTCCCTTAATCAAAATTTCATCCACTTTAGACGGGTCTGTCTCGTCAGTAGCATGAATACAAAACCAAACACAATCTGTTATTGCCTTAATGCCATGCGTCAAGCCAGCCTTAATTTCAATGCAAGCAGGAGCTTCAACAATCTCAAGTTCCTCACCCTTTAACACCACCACCTTACCCATAGCCAATATCGACAAATGGCTGAAGTTATGGGTATGTTTTAGGATAGACATTCCAGCAGGAAACACAGATTCCTTGGCGTACAAACCATCAGAAAAGTGATGAATTATTTCAGGATTATTCATGTTTACTCGTAAAGAATATTGATTGAACCAGCATCAAAAGTATCAGTGCCATTTACGGTTGTGATGCGAATTTGATCTAATACACCAGATAATCCAGTACCTACGCCACCGCTAAAACCTATTGCACCAGAAACAACAGAAACAAAACAACCTGACGCAGTCCATACATTTCCTGTTAGGTTACTTATAATCATTTGCCCAGAGTAAAGACTTGATGCTGTACCAGAAGTTGCAAAAGGAAATCCGCTTGCTAAAATACCTGTAGAGTTACTACCTGTTTGTTGACCTGCGCCTGTGCTATAACCTGTTGTTGCTACCGTTCCACCGCTAACAAGTTGTATTTGGACAACGCTTCCACCGCTTGTACTAACCCCGTTAAACATCACAGTAATCCGCTTTACCCAACTAGGAATGCTTGTAAAGTCAATGGTTGTTCCGCTAGTAGATGCAATTACAGTTGAATGTGTAATAGCACTTGCACCCATTACCAATCCAGAACCTATTGTTTTGTTTGTCAAAGTTTGTGAATCAGTTGTGCCAACTACAGTTCCACTAGGTGCTGTTTTTGTTGCCCATGTATCTAAATCAGTATCCCATGCCTGTACATTAGTTCCAATAACTAATCCAAGGTTTGTACGAGCATTAGCCGCTGTAGATGCGCCAGTACCGCCATCAGCAACAGCCAAATCAGTAATTCCAGTAATAGTACCCGCTGAAATATTTGCAGTAGTTATCGTTGCAGTAGTTATCGTTGCAGTAGTTATCGTTGCAGTTGGAATTACCACTGTTCCTGTAAAGGTAGGACTAGCTGAATCTGCCTTAGTCGCAACAGCAGTAGCAATGTTATTGAATTCAGTATCAATCTCAGTGCCTTTGACAATCTTTAAGGCATTGCCAGAAGCCAAAGCATCTTTGGTTGCAAAGTTGGTTGATTTTGTGTAATTAGTCATTTCTTTCCTTTAACTCATCTTGCCAGATTTGGTTTGAATTTCAATCTTCTGAATAGACAATGCAGAACCATTGATATTAGATTCATAACCTGTTTGTACAACTTTGCCTGATCCAGACGCTGCAACTGTCAATGTCTGCAATGCAACACCAGCAGAATAATACGCAATAACTGTTGCATTTGCACCATATTCTGCAACCCCATAATAAGAAACACCTTGCTCTGGGATTGTTGTGTTGTCAGACAAGTAATTTGTTTTGAAATCAAATCCCCACTTAAATGTAACGTCTTGATTTGTTCCACCAATAACGACAATAGACAATTTCTTCAAAATAGAAGTTACATTCTGGTCACCAAGGTCGGCATGATTTGTGTAGTACAACATTCTGTAAGCAGTTGTATGATCTTGGAAAGTTCCATACAAGCCGATATAACCATTCTGTCCTATGTAAAGCGTACCATTCCTAAGAAATAAAAATGATTTAGGCGTGATTGAGTCCCATGTAGTAACCCTTGCAGAGCCATCAGGCAGATATGCCTTGGTGTCAAAGCACCAAGTAGTATCAATGCTAGGAGTCACCAACAGGTAAAACGCTTCTCTTTCAGAATAAATAGACTTGATGTTTGCCAATGTTTCACCAGCTACAGTACTCATCAAGTCATTGCGAATATTCTTAGACAAGTCTCGCTCTGGTGCAGACTTCTCTTGCACCGTTCTCATCAACGATCTGACACCAGAATTAGACAAGAACAGAACATCAGTGCTGGTTGTCTGAATGCTATCCCTTGCAATACAACCTATGCCCTCAACAGTATCACTCAATTGCATTGAAGCTGGTGTAGTTGCGCCTTGATAAATTAGAATCTGACGCTTACCAAAGATGAACAGAAAGCCATTGTGTGCAGCAAGTCCTGTAATTTCATCAGAACCATTGACCCAAACACGGTCTACATTCAAAGAGCCTGATGTACCTGTTGACCAAACATGGCCAGCAATCAAATCAGAGAAATAAACAGTTGAAGTATTAGTAGAAGTACTTGCCGCCCATAATCTACCAAATGCAGAGATAACAATGTTTCCACTTGGAACTGTTGCTACATAACCAGATTTCTCAGAAACTCTGCGAAATGTAGTTGTACTTACCGCAGGATCATAAATAAGAGGGTCATAACCTGTCTGGAAGAAATAAGTTATTGAATTCAAAGATGCACATTGCCAATTGCTTGCCGTGATTGTTGGTGCAGTACCACCGCCACCATAAGTCAACTCAACAACAGCATTAGACCCGTCAAGTTTAAATAATTTGTTGTTGCCAGCAAATAGAACAGTCAAAGTCCCATCAGCTTGCACTAGCTCATGAATAACTTTTACATCATTTGCGCCAAGATTTCCAGAAGAAGAATTGACTCTTGAGTAACCTTTTCGTGAACCAATACGACCATACTGGTCAATGATGCAGTTTGTTGCAACCAAAGCAAAGCCAGCATTCAAATCAAGAGGCGAGTCTTGAGTGTTCAACCC